TCCATAAAGACCACCGTTAGCATCAGCAGTACCAGCAGTTGCGCCGAATACTGAGTTAGCTTGGTAAGCAGCGGTTGAAGGAGTGGTTTCTCCGCCGTTAGAAGTAGTGAATCCAGCTTGGCTTGAAGCATACTTGAAGTCCATGTAGAATACAAGACCTGAAGGAAGGTTCATAGGCTGTACAGATACGAAATCTTTAGCAGCGATTTCAGCGAATACACGACGAACTAAAGGAAGAGCTACACCTGACCATTGCTCTGAGTTAGATGCAGTACCAGTTGAGTTAGCCTCAGTTACTAATTGTTTTGCTTGGTTTTCAAGCATAATTGCCATACCATGTTTGTCATACTCAGCAGTTAAGCCTTCCAACAAACCGGTTTTGTCCCATTTGGCTACTAAGCCTTTGGTTTCTTCCATCTGACGGCGAACCGCTGATGTACTTTCGTTAAGAATGTTATTTAAAGACATTTTCTTGTTAATTTAATTGTTTAAATTTGGTTATTTTAAACCTGCTAATTTCTTAAAACGATTAGCTAACTCAGTACCTTCAGAAATCACTTGCTTTGCAGGTTTAGTTGAAGCAACAGGCTTCGAAGCGAATGATTCTTTTACTACTTTCTTAGTTGCTGAAGGCATTTTAAATCCTTCTGCTAAGGTTGAGAAAACTAATTTAACCTCACGGATTGAATGAGCTCTATCGAAGTTTTCGATAACTTTCATTTTCTGTGATTCGTTTAAGCTAAAGTTACGGAATAACTTATTAGAATAAAGAAGTTTAGCATTCAACAAATTAACTTCGTTGATTTTGCCTTTTAAGAAACGGATAACATTGTAAGCCTCTTCTAATTCGGCTTCGCTTGATTCGTCTTCTTCTGTCATTTCTTCTTCTGCTTCGTCTTCCTCACGTAAAGCTCTGATAATTTCATCGATGTTGATTTCTTCATCTTCGCCCTCTTCCATTGCAGACTCTTCGTCGTCGTGACCTTCTTCCATTGGTTCGTCTTGGCCTTCGCCCTCTTCACCATCGGCTTCAGTCATTTCTTCTTCGTCGCCTGCAGCTTCTAATTCGCGAATGATTTCTTCTAAATCTAAATCATCGTCTTCGCCTTCTTCCATTGACTCTTCCTCTTCTGGAGCAGGAGCAGGAGCTTCTTCCTCATCGTCATCATCATCGTCGTCATCATCTGACTCTTCTGATTCTTCTGGAGCGGGAGCGGGAGCTTCTTCACCTTCTTCAACTGGAGCTTCCATTTCAACTTCTTCCTCTTCTGTCATTTCCTCATCTTCTAATTCCTCAGATAATTTGGCAGATAACATAGATTGAAGTCTAGGTTGGAACGCTTCTTCAAGAGCAAGTTTCGCATTGGCTAAGGCTGTTTCTCTTACAGCTTTTGCATCAGCAATTGCTTCTTTTAATAAATCTTTCATGATTTGTCCTCTTATTAATAAATTAATTGGAAATAAGATTATTTGGAATCTTAATAGAATATAAACTTTCTATGCGCCTTATATTAAGTAGAATGTGAATAAGGCATTGTGCGTTACAAAAATAAATATGGGAGTGCTTACAAAAACACTCCCTTTTGATAAATTTATAAATTTTATGTTATAGATATCACCATTTGTGATGCTATCCAAGTTCCGATTTCGCCACTCTTAATTGCTGCTAACGCTCCTTCTATTCCAACATGCACCCATTCGGCGTGTTGCAATGCGTTAGCTGCATTGAAGCCTGCATCCAGACCTAACATTAAGATTATTACGATATATAATATTTCAGCTATCTTTTTTTGAGCATTTGCGTCTAATTCTTTAAATCCTGGTACGAGTACTTTAAGTCCTTGTTGTATAGCCCCTATATATTGTTTATGTAAGTCATGCCCTGCATGAACTATTTTTTCAGCAAATTTCTTAGCAGCATCTCCTGCTTTTTTTAATCCAAAACGGCTTAATACAGCTCCTATTCCTTTAACTAAATATCCAAATAATTCGATTAATTTAGGTAGAGCGGCTACTAATCCAGCTACAAGAGCTCCAGATACAACAAACTCGTTAATATCTCCTTCTTTTACTTTAGAAGCTAGTTTTTCTAATTCAGGAATATCTTTCTTAATATCTTCTAACTCTTCTGAGTCAGCAGCTGTTGCTTTTACTTCACTAGCGCCTTTTTTTAATTGGTCGACAAACGTTTTCATTAATGCATCCATTGCCTTTTGCTCTGGCTCAGATAACTCTTCGCCTTCAGCTTCAAGTAAATGTGCTGGTGTTGATAATAATTCTTCAAATATTGCCTCTACACGTCTTTGAAATAATATTCCCTCTGCTAATGGCACTAGTTGTTTTTTCATTATTCTTCTTTTTTGTCGTCTTTACTAGTCTCATCTGCAGATACATAATTAGCATCTACCCAATTAAAAAATTTCTTTTTCATTTTTTCATTAGCAAAGTCAGCTGGGCTGTTAATTTTAAATCTTTTCATTGCTTTTTGAAAAAACTTTTGATAGTCTTGGCCTGAATTAGCTAACTCATTAGCCTCATTAACCATACCATTAACGTCATAATATTTAGAAAGTGTCTCTCCGATATCTTCATATGCGGACTCTAGACGCTGTTGCAATGTATTCATTTCAGAAGCTGTTTTTTCAAAAATCTTATGCGCTTCTCCTAAATGTTTCATATGACGATTAACTGTATTAGCATCAAACCAATCTTCAGTTTCTGATAGTGTTAAATGAGATGCAGCTTCAATTAATTCTCCTAAAAATCTTGAAGTCTCTAGTATATTATGATTTCTATAAATATTACTAGAATGCTCAGCAAAACGATTTACGGCCTCTAAAAATGCTTTCTTTTCTTCAGAAGTCATTTTTACTTTTTGCTCAGACTCTTTTAAATTTATTAACGATGCTAATTTAATTGGTTTCATATCTTGTATTGTTTCTTTTAATTCGTGCATGTGCAATGCTGCCATGTATTTTTTTAGCGACTCTTTATTGCCTTTAGTACATCCCATTTTTTTGCCTCCGTCTTTTTTATAGACACAATATTGATCTCCTTCTTTACGGGCAAAATACGGCATTAGAATCTTCCTTTATATTTTCCGTCTATAAAAAATACAGTACCAATTTCTAATCCATTACTTCCACCTTTTGGGTGTTTATATGAAAAATTAAAGTTAAATGAATAACCTCCAATATGATCTCTTAACGGATATACTGATATGTCTAAATTTAATTCTTTAAACATATTTTTAAGTACTGGCGTTTTAATTTCTTTGTCTAATGATGTCGTATAATAAAGTGCATCAGAGCGTTTGCCACGTGATTCTAATGTAGGAATTCCGGCATTGATACCAGTCTGTTGCTTAAAGAAGGCCATAGCTCCTTTAAGAATTTGTTCTGACGGCTCTACTACCTCTTCGCTTAAAATTGATTTAATTTCGGCTTCGATCAGTCTTCTTAATTGTTCTCTCTGATTCATTATTTTATTATTTAGGGGCGTACTTTGAAGGAGTCTTATCGATGTTTAATTTTGATCTATCAGATCCATCTCCTAAAGCGCCATTAACATTATATTTAGCTGGAATTTTGTCAATATTTAAATCTGAACGGTCAGAGTTAAATTGAGTTTGGCCAGCGTACGCGCTTTTCTTATTATTAAATGCGCTTGATTTGTATCTTTCTTCTAGGTTCATAATGTATATTATTTAATGTCAGTTAAAATATCAGTAATTAAACGATTTACTTTATCAAACTTATTACTAGCTAATTCTTTATTAACTGATTCATTCATTGGCTTTAAAAAAGCTCCGTGAGTTGATGGGTTTGATACGAAATCAAATGCTATAAGTTCGAAGTCGTCTTGCACTTCAACACTTCCTTCTCCTAATTGCTTAACAGATCCTAAACCTCTAGAAGAAATACCTAATTTAATTCCACACTTAAATAATTCTCTCAAGATATTACCTGAAGGGGTTGATAATATTTCTACCGTTCCTACTAGGTCATCTCCATTCCAATGCATTTCAGTAACATTATGAGATACATTGTTTAAGTTAACTACTGAACTATCTGGGTGGTCTAATTCTCCTAATGCACGTCTTTCTTTAATATTAACGTCGCTATATTTTTTTGCTTCACGCATCAATACTTCTT